TATACTTTCTGATGAATCGCGGTAATCACTAATATCTATTTCGTTTTCTGCTTGTTCCCAAAATTCAGTTTCTTGTACTATGTCTGGATCATATCCTAAGTAATGTTCTTTTGAATCATCCCATAAATCTTCGGCGTATTCTTCAAATTCTGCATGAATTTGTCTATCCCAATCATTATCACTACCACTTAACGCTAATACATCATCCAACCACGAATATAAAGTTGTACCACCAAATTCGACATATTCTAAATTTTGTAATTTAGATAAATTGGTATGAATATTTTCGTCTGCTGATAAATTATTTACCCAATCACTGAATGTATCCATTTCGTCTTTGGCAGTATCAACATCTTCAGCTATAGCTGACGCACCAATAATATGCGCCCAACGATCTAGTTGATCACCATCTTCTAGTGATTGCATTTCATCATTTATCAAGTTGATTTCTTTCTTTAATGAAGTAACCAAACCAACATATTTCGTGACTATTTCCTGTTCATCATCCGATAAGGTATCCCCGTCTTCATAAGAGGTCACAATATTATCAAATTCATCTTCTACTGATATAAATGAATCATACCAATTATTATTCTTCTCATATGCTTTCTTTATTGCGTTAAGAGAAGCAGTACCTGATTCAACATTGTATTCATTCATGTCATTATCAGCATATTCTTCCTTAAATTCTTTTTCTTTTTCGTCTATGTCTGCTTGCATGAGTTCACTGGCATGTCTGCTTGCATGAGTTCACTGGCACGATCATAAACTGCATCACGCCATGCATCATTATCATAATCGCTTTCTTCATCTTCGAAGTTACCAGCATCTTCATCAACGTGATATTCGTATTCCACACCAACAATAATATTTCTTGCTTCAAAATCAACTAATTTCTTTTCTTTATTACCGAAACGTATTGACTCTGTGATTATATCTTCCTTATCTTCAAACAAGTTATTGATTTTCATGATTTCTCCAAGTGTAATAAGTATTTAGCTAAATAAGGTTATGGTTATCTATTTAATAACAAATCAGATCAATAATAAAAAGTATGTTGGGCAGACTATAAAAAAAGACTCATTATCAAGATGGGGTTCTCATAAATCTGATGCTAATTGTAATTCAATGTGTTCAATTCATATGGCAATGAGAAAATACAGAATTGAAAACTTCAAATTTGAAGTCATAGATGAATCAGCTAACAACATTGACGAACTTAACGATTTAGAAGAATTCTATATCGTGTATTGGATATAAACATTCTGAAGAAACTAAGAAAAAATTATCTGATAATAAAGCTGGAAAAAAAAATCCAGCTTTATATAAAAAAATTATACAGATAGACAAAAATACTTACGAAGAAATTGCTTGTTGGTTTTCTATGAATGGAGTTCATCAAGAATTAAAAATAAACAAAAGTTGTTTGACTGAATGCTGTAAGGGTAATCAAAAATCAGCAGGAGGATTTATATGGAAATATCTGGATGATGAGATAAATGATTATTCATTTTATATAAAAAAATCACGTGACAAAAAAGTAATTCAATTAGATTTACATACAGATGATGAAATAATTTGTTGGTTATCTGTCACTGCCGCAGCTACTAACATACACACACATCGTTCAGCTATTGCTAATGTATGTAACGGTAATCAAAAAACTGCTGGTGGTTTCAAATGGAGATACTTAGATGTCAGCATATAAAATTGGAAAAATTGGTGTATATGGGGATAAAGATCGAGCAATGCAACGTAAATTGTCATTTGAACGTACTTCCTTAACACATCATCCTATTATAGTTTATCGCTATTTGGGTGATGCAACATTAGGTGCAGGATCAAGTATTACTGATATACAAGATAACATCTGGATGGAGAACAGGGATCGCAGATATGACAGTAATGGTGTTCAGATCAACGCAGAGGTTGTTCAACGTGATGAACAACCTTACGATTTGTCGGCCTTTGGTATCATATCACCTTTGGGTGATTCACAGTTATTCAGAATACACATTAATAGTTTCGAAGCTGATGGTCTTTCAAGATATATTATTGTTGGGGATGTGATCCGCGTTCCTTTCTTCAAAGATCGGAATGGAAATGATTTACATTTTGAAGTAACAGATGTTGATGAATCACCAGCATTTGAAAGTTTCTATGTAACTATTACGGCATCTAAAGTGAAAGACTCACAAGAAATGGAAGAAATTGACTCTATTGCAAGTAACTCAGACGCTCTTGATGACCTTCAAGCAGCACTTAATGCTGATTATGATGCAACATTCCTTGAAAGTGGATTAACATCTGAACCATCGTTATATGCAGACAGAGATTACGTTGAGGACGGGTATTGGAATCCAGCACCAACGTCTTCTGGTTATACAGATGAAGGTACACGTGAAGATTATGATCCTAGACCACACGCAGATTTCCTTGATGATCCTAACGCTCAATCTTTTTAATAGATAAATAATCACATGTATATATATTGTATAACAAATTTGGTGAATAATAAGAAATATGTTGGTCAAACTATTAAGGATAATCCTAATAATAGATGGAAAGAACATATTAATGTTGCTAAAAGAAATTCTCCATATCATATCCACAAAGCTATAATAATGTATGGTGTCAAAAACTTCCAATTCGAAGTAATAGATGGTTCTGCTTCTAACATTGATGAATTGAATGATTTAGAAGAATTCTATATTGGATACTACGATACTTTTAAAGGTGTTGGATATAACTCTACTTCTGGTGGTGATAATTTCATTCACTCAGAAGAAACAAAGAAAAAGATGTCATTACGACATGCAGGTGAAAAAAACTCTTTTTATGGTAAGAAACACTCAAACGAAACTAAACAAAAGATAAGTAAAGCTGGTGTAGGTAGAATTGTATCAGATGAAACTAGACAAAAATTATCAAAATCACTAAAAGGTCTTGGTATTGGTATACGTAGGTCAAATGAAATAAAGTATAAAATCAGTAAATCATTAATAGGAAATACAAGAAGTTCTAAAAAAGTAGTTCAAATAGACAAAGATAATGGTGAAGAAATTACATGTTGGTTTTCTGCTGTCAACGCAATGGAAATATTAAAAATTGATAAATCTTCTATTTCAAGATGTTGTAAAAATAAAGCAAATTATGCTGGTGGATTTGTGTGGAGGTATATGTAAATGGCACATACATACAATTATGATGGTGCTTTTAAATCATACATCACTCAGTTTATGAGAGTTTTTTCTGGGTTTCAAGTTGAATTTAATAGGGATGATGATAACGATTCTATTAAGGATAAGAAAACGTGTCCTGTATTTTATGGAAACATGGACAGAATAGTTGCGAATGTTTTACACAAAGAAGGTGTGTCAACAAATATATCATTACCAATTATGTCAGCAGTACTCACTGGAATTGAATTAAATCCAGAAATACGTAGAAGTAACTATCATGAAGAAAACGTATCTCGTATCAGAGGGTCTGATAATGCACGTGTAATTAATCAGAAAGTTATTGGAACACCTTATAAAATTTCAATGGATTTATCAATCTATACCAGTTCAACTGATCAAATTTTTCAGTTACTTGAACAGATCATGATTATGTTCAATCCAAAATTAACTATACAGAAATCAGATAATATTTTAGATTTTACATACTTATCAGAAATCGAATTGGTAAGTGTCAACCAAGAAACAAATATTCCAGCAGCTACTGATGAACGTATGATTGTATGGTCAATATCTTTTTTGATGGATGTTTGGTTAGATTATCCAATGAAAGAAAGCACAAATATCATCGAAGAAATTATTACAACAATTAAAGATAATACAGTTGATTCTGCGGGAGTAGACCTAGATTCATTCGTTGTGGATCAGAACACTAATCCGAAGGATTTATAATAATGACGGTTAAAGCACAGGTAAATCGTTCATTACATACTAAATCTTCTGAGAAGTTCTATGTAACGTTCTTTAAACTTCCTGAAAATATTTCGAATATATTAGGACGTGAAGTTCAGATGTCAACACGTCCGAATGTTTCATTTAATGAATCTGAAATTTTTAATAAAAGTAAGAAATGGTCACAAAAAGAACGTGTTGATTATCAACCTATTGATGTAACTTTTATTGATGATATGGAATCATTAATTAATCATGCATTATATTCACAAATTAAACGACAAACTTATGTTACACCTACTACAAACGGTGAATATATGTTTGAAATGTTAATTAAAATTTATTCAGCTAATAGTGAAATTGTAGAAACAATATTATTAAAGCATTGCAGAATTCAAAGTATTAATCATTCTGAACAAATTTATACAGACAGTACTAACAATATCACAACAGTTACCATAGCATTCAACGAATTAGACTACTCATTCCCTGTGCTAGAAACATAAATAGATATAAATACTAATTATATAAAGAATCATAGGAGATTTAAAAATGGCATTAGGTTATGACGCAACAATTCGCAATGCACGTTTAGATGCAATCACCACAGCAATTGATGCTGGTGCAGGTGCAGGAACAATTAAAATTTATGACAGTACAGGTACTGGTCGTCCAGCTACGGGTGCTGATGTAACTACGCAAGTATTACTTGCAACATTAACATTTACAGATCCATCATTCCCTGCTGCCGCAGCAGGTGCTATGTCTGCAAATGCTATCACTGATGACGTTGCAGCAGATGCAACAGGTACAGCAACATGGTTCAGAGTTGAAGACTCTGTTTCAGGTCATGTTATGGACGGTGATGTAGGTACTAGTGGTTCTGATTTGAATTTGAACACAGTAAGTTTAGTTGTTGGTGCAACAGTTTCAATCACACAATTCGATTTAACTGCTGGTAACGCTTAATTTGTAATCCAGTTGTAACTTATGGCAACAGGTACTCTAAATTTAATTGAATTAGATGATACTTCTGCTATTGTAGCTGAAGAAGTTTTTACAGGCACAATAGCAGAAGTCGAAGCTAATGATAGTATCACTTCTAATGGTATTGAAACATTCACTGGTACTTTAAATGTACCAGATGATGATGATGTTCCTTCAATAACATCCACTGAAACATTCACTGGTACTTTAAATGTAACAGATGATGATGACGTTCATACTATTAATGGTAACGTTACTTTAATAGATTATATCGGTACATTAGATATAACCGAAGCTGATGATTCTGTTATAACTGCTGGTGAAATGACATATGATTTCAGAGGTACGTTAGATGTAACTGAAGACGATGATACTCCTGCTATTAACGCTGAAGCAGAATATACGGGTACTTTATCAGAAGTTGAATCAGATGATACTCCAACTATTAATGGTGGTATGTCAATACATGCTCACACAGGTACTCTTAATTTAATTGAATCTGATGATAGTGTAATAATCACAAGTGAAGAAATATTTGCTGGTACATTAGATGTAACTGAAGCAAATGACGATGTTATTATTAATTCTGCTAACATAGGTACATTAGATGTAACTGAACCTGATGATACTATTACTGCTAACGGCATTGAAATATTTGCTGGTACATTAGATGTAACTGAAGCGGGTGATACCACAACAACCGATAGTGATTCTGAATACATTGGTACTCTGAGTATTGTTGAAATTGATGATACTCCTGCTATTAACGGTACTTCTATATTAGACATAACAGGTACTTTAAATGTATCAGAGAATGATGACACCAGTATTATTGTTGGTGTGTATCCTGTTGATGGTACTGTTGTAGTTGTTGAACGTGATGATTTCACTATCACTGATGGTAATGTTGTTGTGTTACCAAGCAAAGGTAAAACATCAAATCAAATAACACGTCCACTTGTTGCTAAAACAATTGAGAAGTTCTATGTTTCTTTTTATGGTATGACAGAAAACATTTCTAATATATTGGGTAGTGAAGTTATGAGTCTGGAAAGACCTAACCTTACATTCAATGATATGGATATATATAACAAAGGAAAACGTTTCGGTAATAATGCATTAATACATTATCAACCATTAACAATTATTTTCTATGATGACGATCAATCTTTGGTTAATTATGCTTTGATTAATCAAGTCAAAAAACAAACATTTAAAATTGATGGTGATGATGATTTTCAAATCCATACCAAGATATATTCTCCTAATGGAAGTATACCTGAAGAATTTACATTAAAGAATTGTCATATACAAAACATCACTTACTCTGAAAGTAGTGTACAAGATTCAACCATTAATACAATCTCTGTGACAATTACTTACAATGATTTGGATTATTCTTTTCCTGTATTAGATAAATATCTACATGAAAACACAAATTGTATTTGTTATAAACAAACGGATTTTTAATGGCAAACTAACACGATTTTTCACAGGTTGTTATTGTTATCATGTGGGTATTCTTATTGATGGTAATTTCTATGATATAGCACCCTTTAAAGGCAGGCGTGTTAAAAAATACGAACCACAACATTATGAAAATGATGAACATATAATTTTCGATTCACTTGTCAATATAAAAGAAGAAATGTTAATTGATAAAATTATTAATCTAAATATTCATTATGGATACCTAGATTATTTCTTATTTCTTTTTAAACCTTTAATCAGAATCTTTCCAAAATTCAAACTGATAAATCCACGTGGAGAAATCTGTTCAGAACAAGTAAATAATGATTTATTTGAATCTGGGATGAGAACTCCTTGGCATCCTAGTGACCATCCACCTAGTCCTTGTACGATGCTTGAATATTTCTTTAATAAATATAAACAACAATAAAAGGTAATTAAATATGAGTTCAATAATTTTTCATTGGAGCGTACATTCATCACTGGATAATGCACACGCACAAAAGAAACTTCTTGCAAGATGGAATCTTACTTGTAAGGCATTTGGTATAACAGATAAATGTGTATCAGATAATCCAGATGTAGATATTACAGATGCTGAAATTACATTCACAAGATTTGATACTTTATCAGATGCTCTTTCATCTTGTACAAATGAATTAGTGTTCATTGAATTGGGTGGTGAAAATATTAATACATTTACGCATCCAACAGATGCTACTTATATATTTGGTGCTGACTATGGTGGTATGGGTCTTGATATGCCTGTCGATGCTACTCCTTTAACAATTAATACAAACAATTTACCATTACATTCTGAGATAGCTTGCGGAATTGTATTATCTCATAGGTTCGATAATATCTAATGGCGTTAGCAATATCAGACACACGAACAATATTTACTACTAATGATACTGTTGGTGGTTGGGATGAAGCTACTACCTCTGTATATACTGATCCTGCTGAAGATGGTATCAAAGAAGGTGCAGGTTTTGTTGCGTATGATGTCGATATAGAAACACTATATAACTTCGAAGTAAGTATAACAATACCTACTGATATGACAGGTTATCATTATGGCGGTTGGCTACGTGTAACAAACCCATCTGGATTAGACACAAAAGCATTAGGTGGAATGCAATTAGCTTTACGTGATGGTTCTGGTAATGAATCCTATTGGTATGTAGGAGGTGGAGATACTTATTTTGGTGGTTGGGTTTATTTCGTTTGTGATTTTACAAAAACACCTGATGCAAATAGTGGTACACCTGCCGTATTAACTAACGCTCTAGATTTAGGTGTCGGGTTTAAATGTTTAACTAAAACATTAAACGATAACTGTCAAATGGATCTTATGCATTATGGTACAAATACACAAGGTTTAATCATAACTGGTTCACAAGATACTGGAACTTATGGAACAGACAAAGCGTGGAACGAAGCATACGACATTAATGATACTGCCAATTCTGGAATTATAGCAAAGCAAGCAGGATCTTATGTATTGAAGGGTAAGATTCAATTAGGTGATGCAGCAGGAACATTAACCACTCTATTTGAAGACAAAGATACAATTTTATTCTTTGCTGATTTACCAGTAGATACAACCTTTTATGAAGTAATAGTGAAGGGTAATGGAACAGGAACAACAGATGTAAGGTTAGGAGTAAAGGTAGGTACAGGAGATACTGCGGTTGGTTCTAATGGTAATATCATAAAATCAGCTAATACCACAATACCTTGGAAACTCGATTTATCTGATTCAAATATTACTACTGCTAAAATTTACGGTACAACGTTTGCTAATATGATAGCAGGATCTACTGTTGCTAATACTAATGTTGAAATGATATCAACTACGTTAGACCAATCTGGTCAAATATCAATAGGTGTAGCAGATATATTCAATTCCACTATTTCAAATTCGGCTGATACTAATGGAGCTATTTTAGTACCTTCAGCAGATGCACATGTATTAAGAAAATCATCATTTAATAATAATAGTCGTGCTATTGAGATTGACACATATTACGCAGCAGGATATACATTTAATAACTTAATATTCTCAGGTAACACTTTTGATGTAAACAACTCATCAGGTTCTACTCAGGATGTTAATAAAGCTAATGGTTCTAATCCT